TTATTTTTTTGACAAATACCCTGAAGCATATTCTGATAGTAGATATCAGTTTAAATATGTTAGGATGAGTCACGAATAATTTTAATATTCTTCTATAAGGATTTTAAGACCACCAGACCCTTTAATAACTCTGTGGAAGGTCTCCTTAGGTATTTCTAATTTAACTCCTTTTTTGAGGGGTATAGGGAGCTCATTGTCCATCTGAAACAACCACTCACTATCCTCTAATACCTCAACGACACGGTTTTCTTTATCCATATGCCAAACGAGTTCTTTCTCAGATACGTCTGAAGAGAAAACTCGTTTGAATTGATTGTGAGAGATGTTTTCTTGTGTATATATCATCACCAAAATCTACCTGATACGTTTTTACCAAAATCTTTGTGTGCCCTACAAGCCCAATACCCTGCTTTAGTTTTGTCTTTTTTCTTTTCACACTGATGTCTTGCAGCAAATGATTTTCTTGCTTCCGGGTCGTTCCATTTTGCGGTCATTACAGGCGAACCATAACTAACTTTTTTTACTTTACCTGTTTTAGGATTACGTACATATACATACCATTTTTTTGAACCTCCTGATTTAGGTTTATTTAAATTAACTTTTTTACCTTGGTACTCCGCCTCATTAATTGACCCGTATTCGAAGGGCATATCTAAAGGTATTTCTTTTCCCGTTTTAGTTTTAACGATAGTACCTAAATCAGACTCTAATAATTCTTTATCAAACTCATCAAAACCATATCCTTGATTATAAAAATCTCTCGCTTCATTTATAACTTTAAAATATTTATCACTACCATATCTAAAGACGTTTTCAGTTAATGATATTTTATTATCTAAATGATACTTTAATTCTTTTGACATTTGTTCTTTTAAAACAATACCTTTAATATATCTTTCTAACATTACATTTTCGTTTTTAGATTTTTTTTTATTAAAGTTTTTAACTTTAATTCTTGTTGGTTTTTGACCCTTACCTGTTTGTGTGTCTTTTCTTTCCTTCTCCCTTTTCCTTCTACAGGCGGAGTCTTTAGCTTCTTGTGACATTTTACCCGCAACACCCGCAGCTCTACATACAGGGTACGCGCCTTTATCAGCATCTTTTCTACCACATGATGGATGTCCTCCACCCTTCTTTTTTTTACAAATATTAACCCACGGTCCCTTAGGTTGTTTAGAACCTTTCTTTTTTTTCTTTTTACCGAACCATACCGCTAAATCTTCTGATAAAATATAATTATCCATTTGACTTTGTGTTACTTTTTTTATAAATATTAGGTAAATATCATTTATCATGGAAGAACAAGACGAAAACATAAACACATTATTTAATACAATAAATTATAGCGAACAACACGAATTAAATAAATTTATTGATGATATGAACTTAGACCAAGCTCTATTTTGTTTAGTTCATGCAACACGACACGCACACAATAGAGGATTATATAATATAGAAGAGTCTGAAGTCGTATCAAAGGCAATTAGAATACTAACTACACCACAACCTTTACCACAAGAAGACATTAATGATGGGCAAAAATGATTTAATTAGTAAAATACTCACACTACAATATGAAATTACAAGTGAGGTTTTAAAAGGACATAAATCAAATGATTGTGATAAATTTAAATATAATAGAAAAGAATTAATGGAATTACGTTGTAAGTCATTTGGTGAAGATTCTAAAATTTGTAAATCAGAAAGGTCTAATTATAGAAAATGTGGTAAATAAAAAAGGGAGACCGAAGTCTCCCTTTCTATTTTTACTAAGATATAAATTATCTTAACTCTCTTAGGTCAAATGTTCTAACACCATCAACCATGATTCTACCGTAGAATCTGTTGTTCACCATCTTCTTAGCGTATCTTGTCATGATACCCTTGATTGGTGTGAAGTTGAATGGGTTATACATTGTTGGTGTCAACTGAAGAGGTACGTATGGAGCGTATACATATCCTGTATCAAGTAACGATGAACCTTTGTGTCCCAACAATACTGTGTTTGGTGGGAAGTAAGGGTCACGGTAAACCTGATATCTACCTGATAATGTACCTACTCTTTCGATACCCATGTTGTACTGGTCCTGGTCAGGAGCCGCGTTTGAAACGTGGAAGTACTCAAGGTCGTCAAAGATTGCTGAAATCTCAGAAGAGACAACAATCCAGTTAGCACCACCTCTTAAAGTAGACTTATGGATTTGAGCAGAAATCTGATTGATTGCTGTAATCAATGTCTGATTCCAATCCTTTTGGTTGTACGCAGTTGAAGTAGTGTTTAACTTTCTCCATCCATCGTAGTCCCATCTTAATGTCCAAGCCGCACCTTTTCTTAAGTCTCTTAAGATTTCACGGTCGATTTCAGCCGCAACCTGCTCTGACAACAATGCTGTCAATTCAGCCTCAGCGTCAATGTTGTGGAACGCTGAAACGTCTTGAGCGAGTTCTGGTGACCACTGAGCTCTTAACTTTCTTTCTGTTACAGAAACAGTAACAGCCTCTAAGTCAAACGAAACTTCACCGATAGCGTCTTCGAATTCCAATGTTTCGTAGATTCTGTAATCAGCTTGTAAAGTCCATGCAGTGACTGTCTGTCCAGTATAACCGTCAACAGTGGCATCACCACCAAGTGCAACTGGTACACTACTATCAATAGACAAGTAGATGACACCGTCAGCATCACAAATGTTATCATATGAACCACCAGGTCCATCAGTTGGGAATGTAGTTGGTGTAGATGAACCGTACTGAACGATACCCTTACCATACTTCTGAGTTACAACTCTGAATGGTAAATAAGTTTTGGTTGAACCTGTGTAGTAAACTTGCAATGAAGAAAGGAATTCTTCAGTGTCCATAGCGTTACCGTCAGGTCCGATTAACTTACCAGCACCTGCGTTTGAGAAACCTGATAATGCAACTAAGATTTCTTTTACGTTAAGACCTGTGTAGTCTGAACCCAATGAACCGACTACTAGCTCACCACTACTCCACTTAACAGCGGTCAATGACTTTGTTACATCACTAAACTTACCTTTAGAGTAGTCAAACAATCCTGCTGGGTCATCCTCAGGGATTTCACCTTCGTAGAAACGGTCATACAAGTTTGTTGCATTAGTGTAACCTGAAGTGCTTGATGTAGGACCACCTGGTGCTCCGAATGGAGGGATGTGTGAACCGTCAGAATTTCTGTTCTGAATCTTTGGTACAAAGTAGAACAACTTACCGATTGGTAGGTTCATAGCCTGTACAGAAACGATGTCGTTAGCCAACAACTTAGAGAAAACTCTTCTTACGATTGGGAAAACAACAGTTTCAAAAGAACCTGAACTGTCAGAAGCAGCTGCTTCGTTTATCAAATGAGACGCTTGGTTTTCATACAACTGCGCCATATTTTCTTTTAAGTGACCCTTAAGTCCGTCGAGGAACCCTAACTTGTCCCACTTGTTGATTGTGTCTTCCTTGATAACTTTTAAGTGCTTAAGACCGATGTTACCAACTAGACCTGATTCTAATAATGCTCCCATTTTAATAATTTTTTAAGGATTTTATTTTTATTTTAATTTACTCATTAAATCTTTCATTCTTAAGAACTGAGGATTTTCATAAGTTTTACTCTCAATTAGATTGTTAGCAGAACCCTTAGTAGGTGTCTTAGTAACTTTAGATTGTACTGATTCAGTAACAACATTTTGTTCCTTACCTCCCAAGTCTTCTTTAACTGTCTTATAAAGAGATTTTGATTCTTTAAGAGTTTCGACACCATCGAAACGTCTTAATATATTTATTTTTTCTTGCTTCGTTGTAGAATGTTCTGTGAATAAACGTGTAGCGTATGCCAAGTTAGAATTAAATACCGCGACCTCATTTAACTTTTCCTTAAAGATGTTGAGTGCTTTTCTGTACTCTTCATTCTTTTCTCTAAGTTGAGTTAGTTCTTTTTGAACTGACTCATTATAACGAGATTTGTTTGGAATAGTTTTTGGTTTTGGTAAACCCTTACTCTTTTCTGAAGAGGCTCTTTGACCTTGAGCTAAACTTCTTTCGGTCATTTCTTCCTCTTCTTCAGACATTTCTTCTTCAGTGGTTTCGTAATCTTTGTGAGACTTAGAGTCGTCACCTTTCTTACCTCCCCAACCTTCACCCATTTCTTCATGAGTTTCTTCTTCTTCGTAAGCTTCTTCTTCTTCACCAATTTCGATTTCATATACAACGTCTTCTTCTTCGTAAGCTTCGTCACCTTCAGACACTTCGTCTTCAGTTTCCATAACTTCTTCTTCATCTTCTGATTCACCTAACTGAATCACATATTCTGCGTCTGTTTCGGTATCGGCCAAATGAACATCATCACCGTCTTGTTTAACAATGATACCATCATCTTCACCCATAGCCTTAAAGACCTTTAAGATTTCGTCGTCAGAAGCTGCAGTTAAATCGAGTGGTAAAAGAACTTCTTCTTCGTCGTCAACTTCCAAGTCGTCACCAGGTAAATCAGTCATTAACATTTCCTCATCACCCATTTCCAACTCTTCGTCTTCTTCATTATCAGAAAGTGCGTCGTCTAAGTCTAATTCAAGACCTTCTTCCTCACCTTCATCTTCATCCTCAACATCCATATCTAATTCAAGTTCTCCTTGTTCAGATATTTCAGTATCAGAAAGTTCAATCTCATCTTCTTCAGATAAAGATTCTTTTACTAATTCGCTGATTTCTTCCTTCATAGTAGAAGCAAGTATTCCTTTTGCATTGTTTGTAATAGCCTCTTGCAAGTTTTCCATTTGCAATAAAGCTTCTTCAACTAAGTTTTTTTCTGCCATTTTTAATATTTAGCAATCGTTTATTATTACATATAAATATGTCTAATAATAAAAAAGTGTTTTTTTTATAACTTTTAGCAAAAAAAAATCGGGGTTTCCCCCGATTAAAAAAATTTTCGTACATGTATACGATATTTATATACTTTCGTATCTACATACGATATTACTCGTAAACTTCGTCAATTTTACTTTCTACACATGCTGTGATTCTCCAATCATATGTAAAGTCTTTGAAGTTTTGTGTCACTTTAGATTCTACATCGGTAACGTTATACCCCTTAACCAACTTCTCTTCTCTAATCTTTTTGATTTTACCTGAGTTCTCATCAGGAAGGTCATACTGTACCTTTGCAACAAAATATTTTTCGTCCATAGTAATTATTTTTAATAAGGTTTAATAACCTAAATAATCGGAAAGTCTTTTCATTAAGTCAACACTTGCACCTAATCCACCGTCAATTCTTGGTTCCTGTGAACGTAGTTGAGTCTCTTCTTCCAAGTTCTCCTCATATTTACCTCTGTCGTCTTTATTTAAGAAAAGGTATGCTCCTGGTGTAGAAGGTGACGACACCAAGTCAAAACAGATTAATTCAAAATCATCCTGTACTTCATTTCTTTCCCCCTTCTTTACGAGTGAACCTACACCACGAGAAGAAACACCCATAGTAACACCTTGTCTCATTAGATTGGCTGCTTGGTCACCAGGACAAGACACCACACCTCTTTCGTGAAAACCTGGTGAAGTTAAAAGTTTTATCTTACCCATAAGAGTATTACCTTCCCACCATATCTCAGTGATAAGGTGTGATACTCTGTCCAAATCAATTAATGATGATTCAGGGTGGTTAAGTTCTGAGATAGACAATCCTTTTTGAATCGCTTTGTTATATGCGTCAGCCTCTCTCCTTAATATCTTTTCAGGATATACCCTTCCGTTACGGTTGGGGGTGTCATACTTCTGTAAAGTGGCGTAAAACTCAAAAGGTTTTGAATGGTCTAAATGACCATAGGATTCTCTAATCACTTCTGCGTTACGACTATCGTGCGGGTTAATTGTTCCTGCGTCCCACTCAACTAAAATACCCCTACCCGTATCGTTTGGTCCTAATATATTCATGTTTTTTCTTTATAAATATATCAGACCAACTCTTTTGTCGTTTTACTCTTATGTACTTTAAAGTATTTCATACCTTTCAAACAATCAGTATATACTCCATTAATGATTGTTTTAATTTTGTCTTTTAGTATTGGTGACTTAAAATCCATATGGTTTTTAACATACAGAGTTATTTCTAAATTCATAAAACTCCTTTTCCCCTTTTGTATCCCACTACTCCTCAAGTCCAAATCTACAATATTGAACTTCTCAAATATCTCAGGGTCAACAACCTCAATAAGTGCGTGTTTGATATTCCTTTCTAATATACCAGTGGCTCTATCCCAATTTTCAAATTCTTTTATGGGTTCTACCCACGATTGTAACACTACATATACTGTTTTTAAATTTTTTGCATCTACAGTTCCGTAATAACATTTTGCATCACTAAATAATTTTATTTGTGCCGTTTTTCCCTTCTTCATATAATCCCATCTTTACTTAAAGTTTATTTATTTAAGTAAAATATAGTATATTATTAGTCTTATGTCAAAAAAAGTCATATTTATATATAATGCTAATAGTAAAAGTTAAAAAAGGTAATATAGAAAGGGCTCTTAAAGAGTATAAGTACAAAGCTCATAGGACTAAACAAATGCAAAAGATTAGAGATAATCAAGAATATACTAAAGATTCTGTAATACGAAGAGAAGAAAAAAAGAAAGCAATTTATGTAAATAAAAAAAGGGACTCTGAATGAGTCCCTTTTTTTTATTCTTCTGACCCCCTATTTCGGGAGAACTTTTCAATTGTTGTAAATCCTAATCCTGCACCTACTATATACATCATACCATCCCAAACAAATTGTTGTAGAGGTATATCCATAAAGATATTTGCAAGGAAGGCGATACACATCATAAAAAATGCTAAGATGGTAATAAATCTTTTAGATGATTTTTGACCATCCACATCACCCATTAAGGACATGAAAAATTTTTTCACTTTAGTTTACTTAAAACCCACCCTTTTAAAAGGTCCCAGTTTCTGGTAAAGAAAACACCGAAGGCAACACCCGCGAAAATTTTCTGACCTGTAGTCCACAGGAATAAACCTAAGAGTAATCCAACGATACCTTCAATACCGTTAGCGACAACCCAATCTTTACATAGGTTGTAAATTCTTAATACGAAATCTTTAATTGTAGTCATAATCCTTTTTCTAATTGTTTTAATTTATACAATGAGGTTAATGTTTGTTTAGACTGATTGATTTTGTTTATTGTTTTCTGAATTTTGTCTTTTAAATCTGTATCGGTAGACTCATTTAGGTTTACCTGTAACTTTTCTAAAATTTGTTTTTTAGTTTTTTCTATCTCTTCAGTTAAGTTTTTACCTTTTAATGAGGTGTAGAAATTAAGTTCTTTTTTTTCTTCTTCACTTAACGTCTCTATTTCTTTATTAAGTGTTTTGTTGGCGATTGACATCATAGAAGATATTGGTAAATTTATATTTCTATTTTCCTCGGTAACTTTTTTTGATAATAAAGTTCTTTTAATTCTCTGTTTTGACTCCAACAAGGACTCCAATTCTTTAACTACGTTTTTAGTATAAATTTGTTTGTCAATATCTTCGTAGTTGTTGTCAACATCCTCTTTAAGTAGGTCATTTATCCACTCACTTAATTCTTCTATTTTTTTCTTATTATTGTCTATAATAGTCTTTAAGTGGTCAAAAGATTCTGTAATGTAATCATCAACAATACTTTCATTTAAACCTTTTTCAGATGATAATTCATCATAAAGGTAATACGCCTCAGATATTGATTTATTCTTTATTACGTGGGACGCAAACCCTTTAAGATTATCTTTGAAAGACGGTTTACCGTAACTACTTTCTAACAATCTTTCTATTTTAGTTTTTATTATTCCGAATGAACTCATAACATTATTTTTTTAATAAATATCAATCTTTTAGTAATGCGTTCAATTTATCCTCAATTTCACCTAGTGAATGTCTACCTTTTGATAAATCCAAAATACTTTTTCCGTTAATTAGGTCGTCCTCAACTAATAAATCTAAATCTTTATTTCTTACAAATCTTTCTACTGGTACCTCTTCTGGTGCTTCTCCACCTCCTTCATCTCCACCACCTAAATCATCACCACCTAAATCACCACCACCTAAATCACCACCAAAGTCTAAACCTCCCCCACCTGATGGTGGAGCACCTCCTAAGTCACCCATTCCAGTATCTGTAGTTTCACCACCTTCGGCATCACCACCCTCACCAGGTTTGTTACCATATAACTTATCAATGTTCGCGAATATACCTGTTTTACCGATAACTTCAGGTGTCTTTTCAAGTTCAGATGCAACTGCCCTTTCTATTCTTTGTTGTTGTAAATCAAGTTTAATTTCCTCGTCACTAAATCCAAGAATATGTTTCTTAGCCCAAGACGACGATACAGGTAATATACCGTTACCAGGGTCAGTAACCGCATCTCTATAAAGTTGAATCTTTTGTTGCCATTGTTCAACCTTAAGTAAGTCGGCTTGTGTTGATGGGTTAGTTAATCCTAATGTAAAGTTGCCTAATTCATCCTCAAAACCTAATAGATATAAGTGAATAATTGCGATTTTATTCAACTCCTGTATCATAGATTTTTGTATCCTATTAATGGTACGTGCAAAACGAATATCTTGTAAAGATAGATTTTTACCGTCACCTACAACTTCTTCAAAACCTAAGAATGCTTTTGGTACTCTTAAAGAAGTTAAAAGTTTTTTCTGAATATATTCAATATCAGCTATTTCTGACAAATTCTGAGCCCCTGGTAGGGTGTCAATTGGGTTTGGTGCGTTAGGGTCGCGAACAGGTATAAAGTAATCTTGGTCAACGGCCATTTGATTGTAACGTAAATCAACATTACCATTCTGAGAATCTACTACTTGGTCTCTTTTAAACTTATTAGCGACTCTGTTTACGTATGGCTCAACGTCTTTATCATCCATATTACCAACAAATACTTTAAATACACGTCTTTCGGGGGCTCTTGATGTTCTGTATATTAACATCGCATCCTCCGATAAAATTAATTGTTTCCAAATACGTCTACCTTTTTCTAACATAGATGTACCATAAGGTAATTTTCTATCATCACCTAACAATCTGAAGTGAGCTACTTCCCATGTGTTAAATTCAATATCTTTATTTTGCCATAAGAACTTTAAGGAATCATTATCAGTGTCAGTACTATTTCTTTCAGGTTTAATTTTCATACCTCTTTCCTGACGCGTAATCTCAATATTAGGTAATTGTTGTGCACCCATAACACCTTTTTCGGGACTGAGTTTAAGATAAACAAAATTATCACCATACTTACACGTATTACGTGTCCACATAGGTAAATTTACGTTTATATCAAGTCTATTGTTAAATAAGTCACCTAAGACAGATTTTATTCTTTTACTCTCAGAATATATTTGAAGGATATATCCGTCCTCATCTGGTGTAGTACTCTCTTCAGAGTATATATCTAAAGCCGCCGAAATTTCAGGAGTGTACTCCATACTTTCGTAATCATAAAACGATGCTAATCTTGTTGGTTCATAATAAACGGCTTGAGTATAAAGGTTATTTTCTATCTTTTGCCATTGTTGCCCTAGATATAAAGTTTGTTGTGCTTGTAATTTTTCCCTCTCGTATTCTTTTTTATCGGGAGTTTTTAAAATCTGTTTTTTGTCAAACTGATAAACAGGTGCTTGTTGGTCTAAAGTAGAATCAGGACCAAATACCTTTGTTAATCGTTGCCATATTGTATAATTAGTATTGTCAGCCATCGTTTTTTTAGATAAATATAAACTTTACTTGAATTAATTAAAGTTTATCTTCTTCCTCCACCGAATAACCACCCATAATCTTGATAATCTTTTTGTGTGAAACCATTGGGTCTTCTGTGGTCGTTTACATTATTCGGCATCATAGGTAAGCCCGGATTAAACTCTTTTGAACTGTTCTTAACCGGAGTCTCGTTAACCATCCAACTTTCCATCATTGCCTTTGTTTGTTCAGTCACTTTTTCAAGTTGCGTGAACGAGTTTTCCCCTACATATATCGCCATAGCCATTGCCATTATAAGGTCATCGTGTTGTCCTTTTATGTGGTCAGGTCTACCGTTCACATATACAAATGTGTTTAATTCATTCATTAAACGAGAAGAACGTACAACGAAATTATGTCTCAACGCCTCCTCAAAAGATGCCACAATCTGAACTCTTTTTGAATTAAAATTTAAACCTGGTATTTTTTCTATAGTTTTTGGGTTATACTTCCATTTGTCAGCGGTGTTAGTTCCCTCAACATATAAGTCCTTATAATTCATCTCCTGAAGCTTACGTGCTGTAGACACACCCATACCACCTGTAATATCAATTACAATAAACGCAGAATACATTGTAGCCCATTTATATGCCACTTCAGCGGCTACATCGGGAGGTATCTTACCCAGATATTCTAACACCTGTTCTCTTTCATCAAAATCTATAATACAGAATGTTGTGAAGTCTTCACTATCCCCACGAGAAACATCAATACCCATAATATATTTGTGTCCAACAACTGGTTCTTTCCATTGCCATAATGCACCTCCCATAAATTTGTTTTCAGGGTCACGAATAAAATTTTCTTTTATCTTTTCTACAGTGTCTGATGGGATAACATTATCACCTGAACCTAAGAAATTACACTCCAATTCCTGAGCAATCTTACGTCTATCAAACTTAAGTTTTTTAGACATTCCCTCAAACCATGTAGAATAAGGTTTATAACCATCTAAGAAATGGGTTTTAATTTCCTCAAAATCCCTTTCCATAGGGTTTATGTGTGAATAATCAAGAATTATTTCATCGTCGTTGTAGTCTTCCCTATTCAACATGTAATGAACAATATCATTACATTTAATTAGTTTTAAATCTTTCGCGTAACGAGGGTCACGATACCAATACATTTCTGTAATTTTAAAATCGTTCATTCCTCTTAAACACTGGTCATAGATAGAATAATATATGGGGTCAAAACCGTTAGGTGTGGATATTACAATTACTTTACCACCTGTAGAAAGTGAGGCCATACATGCGGACCAGAAATCATTGTCCGCCTCAATAAAAGCCGCCTCATCAAATATGAGAATTGTTGGTGTATATCCACGAAGGGCGTCTTTAGATGTCGCGACTGATTTTACCTCACACCCATTTGTTAACTTATAATGTCTTTGTGAGTTTTTCTCGTTCGAGAAACCGACACCAAACCAACTCGGCCACTGGTCCATAAACGCTCTTATCTTACCTGCCATCTCAACAGAAGTGTCAAGTTTGTTCGCGATAATAAGAATCTTTTCAGGTTTGGTTTTGGATGCTGTAACCAATTTTTTTGATATCCAAGCCGAAGTTACTGTTGATACACCTGCTTGTCGGTACTTAAGGGCTATATTTTCTTCGTGAGTGTCGTAGTCGTTAATTAAATGTTCTTGGTCAGGAAATAATTCTAACGGTACATATTTTGACTGTGTATTGTCATATGTCTGTAGATATGTCTTTAATGCATACGAGGTGTCTTTTACACACCTCGCATACTCTAATAATACTTTTTCTTTTGTTAACGCCATATAGACATTTTAATAAAGTTTTATGTTAAAGAAATACCTAAATCACCTAATAGGTCATCTAAGTCCATATCGTCATCATCATCACGGTATTGTGACATTGCATCATCATATTCCTGTTGTTTTAACTCTGAAATGATTTCACTAACCATTTTATCTACTAATTGTTTACCTTCATCTGAACCTGACAATATCATTCTTGCAACTTCAAAAAATTCATCTGTAGATAACGCAGAGAAACGAGAAAATAGGTAGTTCTGAATTTCCCTCATATCGTCATCAAATAACTTTTCAGGGTAAGACGCTTTAAATTTGTTCCATATAACCGGACCCAATCTCAAATCCCATACCTCATAAGGTAATGTATCAGTTTGACCCATAACCATTTCAGCGGCCTTAGGGTCGTCAGGTAATCCCGCGGTCCCTAATACTTCATACACACCTTTAATAAGTTCATGTATCAATACAGGGAAGAATAAACCCTTAGCCCTAATCGTTGGAGGGTCAGTAGTGTCGTCAACTTCTTCAGACCCTTGTACTCCTTCTCCACTTCCCGCCGCTGACATAACCATTTGGTCGGGGACAATCCAATATAATAAATCATTAATTGACATTAAAACACCATATAGATTTAAAAGTTGAGGATTAATAGTATTTAATTGTTCTTCAACCATGTGAAACATATAGTGACCCTTTTTAGACGCCCCTTGAATTAGTGAGTTAATAAACCTTCTTTTTGCTTTTTCTAAATCGAACTTTTCGAAGGCCGCCATAAAGTTTTCTAAGTCATCTTCAGCCTCATCAGCATCAACACCAAACTGTTGTTGTACCTCTTCATCGTCTAATTCTTCAGGTTCGGATATCATTTTAGATGTATCAATCTGACCCGGCATTGATTGCAGTTCTACATCGTATTGGAACGCATCATCAGGAATAGATAATTCTTGTTTTACCAAATCAACGGCTAACTGCTCCAAATAACCTTCGTTATTAGATTCAATAGATTTAACTGTTTGTACTGCCTGTTGTAACATCATCTGAAGTTGCATAAAAGCGTTTGGTCCTGATACGTCTTGCATACCAGTGTAACGCTTTACTGTTTCAACAACTTCTTTAAATCTTTCAGATGCAACTAACTCGGCAAATGAATTATCAAATTCGTCCTCATCTTTACCAGGTAACGCAGGGTTATCAGATAAAGGAGTTTCACCGCTAGAGATTTTTCTTTCAACTTCTCTGTCCATTCTTTCAGGACCGTCATATTCAATCGCTTCTTTCAAACGAGACATAATTTGTTTTACTGACTTACTCATCTCTAAACTGTATATTTAAATTACTAAATTTAAGGAATTCTGGTAATCCTCTCTCCTCACCTGCTTTAGGTTTTGGACTATGTTTTGGTTTGTAAGGTGTACCTCTTTCAGGTTTAACACCAGGTTTAACCGTAGGTCTTGCAGGTGCAATACTCGGTTGCTCAGAAAGAATATCTCCTTTTGTAAACATCTTACCTTTTGTTTTCTTAATCAAAGATACAATACTTTCCTCAATTTGTCTAATTTTTTCTTCTTTAGACTCTTTCTTTTTTTCAGGTAATGAATCAAAATCTTTTGTGTCATCAGAAAATTCCTTAGCCATTTTACACCACTTTGATTTTGGACCTTCTTCCTCACATTTAGCGTAAAATAACTTCTGTTGGGATTTCGATTCAAATTTTTCTTCAACCTCACCCTCAAACATACCTAATGTAGTTATTGGAGTTTTCATTTTAGGTTTACCGAATAATGCCTCCAAAACTTCCTCTTCATTAATATCTTCAAAGATACCCATACCATCATTAGCATTCATATTATCTGATGGTCCATCTTCATTACCTTCAGGATTTGGGTCTTCGTTAGGGTCTAAGTTCGCCATTTTATCTAATGCTGCGGAATCTTCCTCCCCCATTTCTTGAGTTACCGTTACTGAGCCATCATCGTTAGGTGTAACGGTACCATTAACATTTAGTCCTCCGCTTTTATCTTTCATCTGTTGTACCTCAGACTTACTGTATGTTGTCTTTTGCACAGTAGAGGTTTCCTCCTCATTAACAAGTTTTTTATAAATCTTATTAAGATGATAGTCGTTCATTTTCTTAATAGTATCATAAGAAAATCCCTCATCTAGTAGTCGTACTATTTTATGTTCTTTATTCTTCATGTGTCACAAAACTTTTTTCATAAGAAAGAACGATATCTCTTTCGTATAATTTATCTTCTACGGATTTTACAGAATCACCATATCTGAAGACAAGACGAGTATAGTTGTCGTCAATAACATGTTCAGAATCTGATTTTTCCCAACCCAACGCAATAATATCTTCTACTGCGTCATAAACAGAAAAAAAGTCAGAGTTTTGAACTAGTTCCAACTCAATATCTGAGTTTCTCAAAACACCAACTTTCTTAATGTATTCAATGTTTGGGGGTGATGGTCGACCTGAAGCTGGTTCAGCATCCCACTCATCACCCCATACTTCTTCTACGTCAGAGAATATAAACTCATATATATTATCCCCCTTATAGTTGGGACCCAACTCGTTGACGTAGATTAACCTCATAGCAATTCTCCATTAGGTGATACCTTAAGTTGTTTACCGTCAATTTCAAAGACTAAGTTGTTTTTATTAGTCTTACCTAAGAACTTAGTGTTTTTATTTTCCTTCATTAAAAACTCAGAAGTTAGTTCTTGTTCAAAAGTTTTAGACATTTCTTTGATTTCATTTTTAACTTTTACTTTTTGAACTTTTTCCGTAATAAACCTCATAACGTTTTTATTATCGTTTTTCTTTTTTTCTTCTTCGGAAATAACAAAATACTTAGATAATACCTTATCAACCTTTGATTCGGCAAAAACCTCATCCAATACAGTATCAATAGGTGAGTCACCCTTTCTTCTACGTAGTTTAATAGGTCCTAATTTTGCGTATTTATCATACAAATCAGGTCTTTTTCTACTAAAGACTTTTTGGTTGTCAGGTAATATACCTAATAATTTTTCAAAATCATCTGGACCAAATTCCTCATCATCTTCATATTCAAAATCAAACTCCCCACCATAAGGTCTATCAAACTCATCCATCCACTGACCATCATAAGGACTTTGTAAGTACATACTACCCTCAGCCAATTCTTCATCGGCAACAGGTTCTTCTTCCACGTCCATATCCAAGTCTAAGTCCATCTCATCTTCACCACCTAAATCTAAATCACCTTCCATATCATCATAGTCAA